ATTCTCTTAGGAAGAGCCGTGTTGTAACCATCATCAGCACAGCTCTTTCTCTTTTATCTTCACGATTCCTCAGGCGGGATTGCCACCTCAAAGCTGTCCCAGGTGTGTTCGTGCGTCTCCACCCAGTTCCAGGTCATACCAGCCCTTTCACACTCATCCCAGGTAAGATAGCGGAAATAGAACTCCACCTCCAGATGGCACGGAAGAATGTCCAGGATGATTTTCTGGATCTGGGGAAATTCCGCCGGAACACCTGCCGTCTCCGGGAAAATCACCCGCAGGTGTCCCGTATCCAGCTCCAATGCCTTGGCCCGGATCCCGCAGCCGCTGATGGCACTGTTGATGGCGGAGGGTGTCAGGCTGTCCCCGTCGATCTGCAGCAGGGCGGCAATGGCAGCCCGGCGCTGTTCCGGCGTTACGGCAGCCGGCCGTCTGGCAAAGAGCTGCTCCCGGCGGTCCAGGCCTTCATCCTGAGCTGTGGCCGTCAGGGCCTCCCGTTCTTCCAACTCCAATGCCGCGCTGACAGCATCCAGCCCATATCCCAACGCCCACAGCTCCGCTCCATTGACGCTGTCCTCTGATAGATCGTAGATACCCAGCGGTTCCAGGAGGCGGCACAGATACTTCCAGTATGTTCCCATTCCGTTATGCCTCCATATTTGTAAGCGTCAAAGCCCCCAATACCGGCAATACGGAATCTGACGCTGCCAGATCCTGTGTTGGGGCGGAAAACCGATAATTCTTCACACCCTCCACGCCGTAAATAAGGCTGCCCAGCTGGGCAAGAAGAATCCCTTTTCCCAGCAGGTGCCCGCTGAAGAAGGAGCGGATCACCGCCTCCACCCGCAGGCGAAGCGTCTCGAAATCTCCCTCTCCGGCGTCCAGAGACAGCGTGATATCCACCGCTTTGGTCTCCGGCGCCAAAACCTCTACATCCACCGCGATCTCCCGTTTTTCCTGCAGATCCTGCTGCACCTCCCGAAGCAGCGCCTCATCGGGAAGTCCGGCCTCTGTGGCAATATACACATCCACAGTTCCAATCCCCCGGGCCCGGCCTATTACCGTGGCGGCAGCCACCCCCGTGTGGCTCATGGCCACCTGCTGGTAATAGGCCGCGTTGGCGCCATTGGGAAGCCGCTGATAGCTCTCCAGGATCCTTGCCCGAAGGCTTTCGTCCTCTTCCGGGTCACTTCCTCCGGAAAAGGCCTCCGGATTGGAGCAGGCCGTAACGCCCACCGGGCAGGCTGTCAGCACGCATACGCTCCCCGCCACCACATTGCCGCCGCTGCCCGCTTCCACAGCCTGGGCCGGAACATCTACATAGAGGTTTCCGGGCTTCAGCACCCCGTCGGCGATGGTTTGAAATCGCACCTCTTCCGGCGTCATACACACAGTGCCGGAGGGGATGTTCAGCTCCGCCGCCGGCTCCGACGGTGTCTGAAAGCGCAGCGTACCCACAGCGCACGTGCCCTGGGCTCTGGTGATCCCCCGCATCTGGGCATGATAATCCAGATAGATCCCCTGGGCGGTTTGGGGAAAGCTTTGATCCAGCACCCAATCCCCCTGAATTCCCAGCGCCTGCATCTGTGCCGCAGCTGCATAGAGCCGCACAGCCAAGTCGCAGGAATCCTCCGGTACAAATCCGGCCCGCTGGGAAAATGTCTCCAGCATCTGCTGATAAATCTCTTCTACCGTTTTCACAACGCACCCTCTCTCATTGGATCTGCGCCGATACTGCCAGCGTTTCCCCCCGGAAGTTCAGCTCCACCGTGATCTCCGCTGTGGAAGCCTCCCAGGTCAGCGTCACATTCCGGACACTCAGTTCCGGCTCATCAGCCAGGGCTTCCGTCACATACTGCGCAGCAGCCGCCTCCCGGTCTGCCGGAGGTATCTGACCCAGCTGCCACAACCGGCTGCCCAGATCCTCCCAAAAGGGAAACTGCCCCCGGCGGGCCATCAGCTTGTAGAACACCCGCTGCAGCAGCGCCTCCTGCCCCCAGACGCGCCGCAGCCCGCCAACGCCATCCGGCACATAGTCTCCATTTTGTAATTTCAGTTCCACCTTACATCACCTCTTCAGCTGCAGGTACACGGTTTGTAGGGAATCCCATTGACAATCAGCATTCCCTGGATGGACACGCTTCCCCGTATCTCCACCGTGCCGCCCTTGCGCAGATAGATACTGGTATCATCAGGCCCATACAGATAGACTTCTCCCGGCTCCATATGCTTTGGTGCCTCGATCTGTCGAACCCCCGCAACGCACTGTTCTTCGCCGCCGGGTCCCCCTTTGATGACCAATACCGCCGCGCCGCTATCCGGCAGCCACACATATCCGCCCGGCCCATAGACCGGAAGGGATCGCACCTCTCCCCGGGTCAATACCCCCACGCTGCCGCCGGCAATGGTGGTCGTACCCAGGTCGGCATCAGCGGTGGGAACCACCGGCTTCATCTTTTTAGATAGCCACATGTTATCCCCTCTCTTTCAATATCAGGGTCTGCGTTGCCCCGCCGGACGGGGAGAAATTATTCTCCGCCTCTGCCACCCGGTACCTTCCGGACAGTCCCAGTTTTTTCAGTTCCAGCTGTACCGTGTCCCCCGGAAACGCGGAGAAATTTCCCGGCAGCTCCAGGGCAATGGAAAAAGCATCCTCCCGGGAACGGGCGATCTGATACTCGCCGGTATACCGCATGGCGGCCCAGGTGCTCTGTCCGGGGGTGTACAGCACCCGGCGGCACTGTCCGCCCCGGTCTATCATCTCCTGGTTACGCACCGTGTAGGAGGTACTGCGGGTCTTGTCGATGACCAGCACTTCCGTCAGCACGCCATAGCGGTCATCCCGCAGTGTACAGGAGAGCACCGGTGTCTCCCCGCCGACGACTTTGCACACACCACTCTCCTTCTCCGGCGTTGCCAGCAGCTTTCCCTCCCGGCTGAACCGGGGAGAGAATCCGCCGTAAGTCAGGCAGAAATCCTCCAGCGCTTTCCACTGGCTGGAGCCGGAGGCCACCGTGTAGGTGGTGTCTGCAGTCACAGCGGCCATCTCACCGCAGGTCACGCCGTAGGGCGTTACATGTCCCCGGATAATGTCCGCCAGTGTGGCCCTCTGATAGGTCAGGGGCCGGGACTCATTGTCCAAAAGCCGGGCAGCATATCCCCTGCCGGTCACGGTGGCAGTGAGGCCGCCGCTTCCCAGGGTAATCTCGTGCTCATCCACAATGCCCCGCAGCATGACCTGGCCGCTTTCATAGGCTGTGAAGCCCGCCGCCAGATGCAGCTTTTCCAGCATATCCGGCTCATAGGGAACCGTCACGGAAAAGCAATCGCAAGGTACGCCGCCCGTATAGGTGATCTGCCAGGAGAGCAGTTCCGGAAGTGCCCAGATATGGTGATCGGCCGTTATGATGTATCCTGTCATGGGATCTGTACCCTGTTCCCCGGGTAAATCAGGTTGGGATTTTTGATCTGGGGATTGGCGGCAATCAGCGCCGTCAGGGAGACGCCATACCGTCCTGCGATCCCCCACAGGGTATCTCCTTTCTTTACCGTATAGACTACTGTGTCTTCCCTGTCGGGACTGGAAGGCGCAGCGGGATGTTCCATGGTACTGTCCGTCTGGATCAGTCCGGCAGAATACGAGGCCGGATCCTCCCAGAATTCAAAGCTGTAATGCACATAATCCGGCAGCGGCCGCTCCTCCAGCTGCAAAGAGACAAACCGGGCCCGTACGGTTTCCCATACCGGATGCACCAGGATCCCCGCATCTTCCTCCTCAAACACCGCCTCCAGCTCCCGAAACTGGTCATAAGCGTTCTCTCCGGCAAACACGCCCTCTCCCCGCAGCACCCGGTAGGTCTTACCCAGATCCTGCATGAGGTACCCGCCGAAGGGTACTTTGTGAACCACCACGCTCCTGCGGTACTCCACCGTATAGGTCTCAGGATTATGGGGCCAGGTGTAGTCCTTATACCGCATGCTGGCAAGCCGCATACGCATCACTCCTCTCCATCAGGATGTAAAGCCGCCGTCATACCGGCGGGCGTCCCGCTCGAATGTCCGGGACAGCTCCTGAGCTCCGATGCCGGGTGCCTTCCCGGCCAGAACATACTCGGTGACCACCGTCCCATCCTGCGGCTGGGGGCCGGCTGTCCGCCCGCCGGCGGCCGCCGCCTTTGCGGGGATCACTCCGGCGGTCACGCCATAGCCTGCAGCGTCACGTTCCAGCATTTCCCCGGCAGAAGGCGGAGATGTCTTCCCGGCATGCGTCTGCCCCAAAGCCGTGGTTCCGGTGATCTCTTCATGCCAGATCTCCCGGGGAGCCCGGATCACCCAGTTTCCCGCCGGGGAAGCCTCCCCGGCATCCAGGTCTGCAGGTCCGCTGCTTTGCGTCCCATCCACCTGCCGTTTCTGCCAAAGAGACTCCTGCGTCTGGAATTCCGTCTGCGGCTCTGCTCCCAGCAAAAGCAGTTCCAGCGCCTTTTCCTGGCGCAGCAACTCTTCCCGGATCAGATCCACGGTCTCACTCTCCCTTCAGTGCCGCAAACCGCTCCGGGCAAAATTGCGGATTCACCCCTGCGGGGCCGGGAGGTTCCTGCCCTCCCAGCCGCCGCAAAAGCGTCTCCATCTCCCGGGTCGTCAGTGCTGCCAATACGTCCTCACCATTCCGGAATACCGCCTTGTCCTGGTAAAAGCAGCTCTCTGCCAGTACCTGGGCGTTACACAGGATGGCCCTCTCCAGAGGCTCCGCCTTCTGCGTTTCCCGCCAGATTTCCAGCAGCCGCAATGCCGAAAGAGGCCGCAGCTCATCAATTTTCCCCATCATCAAACCGTGGTCTCGATGCGCTTGGAAGCCACCACCGTGATCTTTTCCGCCACCATGGCGTTGAGCTGTCCGTCCTCCTGGATCGCGCTCCACTCGCATCCGCTGTAAATGATCTTCCGATCCGGCTTACAGATCACCAAGGAGAAGTCCCGCAGGTCGTGGAAGTTGATACCGTCAGAGACAGCGTCATCGGTGGCGTACAGGCGGGTCAGTTCCAGGGTATACTTGCGCTGTCCCTCAATGGTGGCCACCGGCTCACTCTCGCCGAAGGCCTCCACGCTCTGACTGGATTTGGTCGCCTTGGCGGTGTAGCTTTGCACTACCGCCACTTTTTTACCGTCCAGCTCCAGATAGATGTCTGAGCTGGTGGGAAATCCATTCACCCTTTCCTCTCTCCTTTCTTATACGGTGATGTGCACCGTCAGATAGATCTGGTTGAGCCCATGGGCCACGCCGAAGCTGAACTCCACCAGGCACACCGTGGGATCGTCGGCGCTGGCGGTCACCGTCACCTCTCCGTAGCTTTCGATGATCTGAGCGGAAAGCTTCTTCTCCAGCTCCACAATCACCTGAGAACGGATGGCGCTTCGGCTCTGGGCGGTGTTTTTGGTGCGGGAAAAGCGGCTGCGCAGGGCGCTGCGTACCGCGGGGATGACATCATCCACAATGAGGATGGTGGTCAGCTCCCGCCAGGTGGTATCGCTCTCACCGCCGGTGGTAGTCCGGGTGGTGATGCCCCGCACCGCGCTGATGGCACCAGCCACACTCTCCAGGGGCGTCACGCCGCCCCGCACCAGAAGGTCGATATCGTTGTCGCTGTACTGGGTGTTCAATCCCCCCAGCCCGGATACCTCTGCTCCGTTGAGGGGAACTGCCGGATCCTTACCGGAGGCGATGACGCCCGCCAGGGCCGCCGCGGTAAATACACCGGGAAGCACCTCTCCCCGGCTGTCCAGGGCGTCGGGGCCTACCAGCACCATGCGCTCACTGTTGATGGCCGCCGCGTGCTCCACCAGGGCTGCCGCGTCCTCTCCATCGCCGCCCACAACGCCAATACGCTCTCTGCGTACAGCGGACGCTTCCTCTACCGCTGTACGCAGTGCCTGATGCACCGCCTGGTCCGCACTATCGCACACCAGGATCTGCACATCCTGATCCGCCAGGGCCGCAAAGGCCGCCTGATACTCCGCCTGTCCTCCGGCATCCGCCACCCGGACAGCACAAACCGTAGAGGCGCCATTGGCAAAAAGCAGCCGCAAAATGGTGCTCATCCCCGCCGTCTCATCCTCGCCGAAGGCTGCCACGCCTGCGGTGTACCCCGTCAGCAGCACAGGCTGATTCTCCGTACCCTTCCGGGCCTTGGCAGCCACGCCCACCGTCCGGGGCGCCTGTCCGGCGGATACCACCGCCGAGGCATCGTAATTGGAATACACCCCCGGCCGCTCATGCATGATCTCGCTCAAGTGGTCAACACTCCCTTCAAAATAAAGTCCAGGAACATGGGGTCTGCGTCGCTGCTCTTAGCCACAAACACCGCCTGGCACTGCAGCCTTCCCCGCCGCAAAAACATTCCGGTCTCCTTCTCCCAGCAAATTCCCTCCCAGGAGAGCTCTCCCGGACGGATCCCGCTGGGCAGTCCGCCCAGGAGAACCTCCGCTGCCGCTTCGGCCCCCTGGTTACAGGCAGCCGCCTGCGGGCCCCGGATCTCCACGCTGATAGCGGCATCCAGCCGCTTGCCGTAGAACTCTTTGATCGTTCCCGCCTCTTCATCCCAGGCCTCACCCAGGTAATTGCAAAAGCCCACGGTTTTGCTCTCCGCGGTATCCACAGCAACCGCCGCAACCGCGCCATTGTAATCGCGGGCCCGCTCTGCCGGGAAGGCCGCCAGGGCGGTGATGCCCGCCTCCTTGAAAGCGGAGAGTACAGCATCCCGAATCGCCGTCAGTTCTTTCATGTCTGCGCCTCCCGTTCCGCCTCCAGCATGGCCCACCAGTGGCTCAGCGTCTGCCCCACATAGTAGGGGCGGCTGCTGCGCACCCGGAAAGCCCGGCCATTCCAGTTGATGGTGTCCCCGCTCTCCACAGCCTGAAGCCCCAGATACAGCCACAGCCGGTCATCCACGGTTCCCAGGGCGGTCACGGTGAAAGGCTCTGCTTCCTGCTGTTTTGTTACCGGCTGGAAAAACGCCTGTACCTGGATGCTTTCCTCTCCCCGGCACACCGTCACCGCCTGGCCGTACCGGGCCAGGATCTCCTCGAACCAGTGATCCATTATCCCTTCACTCCCCTCAAAAGGACGGTGTCCTCCCGGATATAGGGAAGCATCATCCGCCGGGCCGTCTCACGCAGGTCTTGGGCCTGGGCGGCAGCCTCTGCTGCCGCCCGGGACTGGATGGAGACTTCGCCGGCGGTAAAGGATGTCACGCTGCCCTCTCCGCTCCTGGCCGCCGCCAGATCGGCGGCGGCGGTGAAGGCCGCGGCACAGAGGAACGCCGCACCGCAGCCCTCCGCCGTCACCTCCGGCCGCAGCTGCCCGGTCCAGGCCTGCTCCGCCGCGTCGCAAAGGAGCTCCAGCAGCACTCCTTCCGTCTCACCGGCGCCGGATACCGCCTGGGCCAGTTTTACGATCTCCTCATGCATCACGCCACCGTCAGCACCTTGGACGCCTCAGGGAACAGCTTGGCAAAGCCGGAGATGGAAGTGATGGCTGCCCGCTCCAGCTGGCGGTCGATGAGCTTGTCGTACTCCACCGTCACCTGGCTGCCGCAGATCTGCTCCAGGGCATAGCCCTTGTCCAGGCCGATGAGGGTTCCCTCCGGCATGGCGCTGGTGCGCAGGAGCTTGGCGCCCAGGGGCGTGGTCAGGGTACCGGTACCCTGGAAGTTCAGCCCCGTCAGGGGATTCTGGAACTCCGGCAGCTTCAGCATGGCAAGCATCATGTCATTGGACACCAGCAGGGTGTTCATGGTGTAGGGATCGAACTGGCTCCAGAAATCCACCAGAGCGTCGTAGGAGAGGCTGCCGGAGCCGCCGGAGATGGTGCCGTCACCCACAGTGAACTTCTGAGCGGCATTGTTGTTGCCGTCGCCGTTGATAAGCACGTCGATGGCATCCTGCAGATGCATCCGGCCGATGTAGGCGCCGATCTGGCGCAGCGTCACGGAAAAGAGATCCAGCCGCTGGAAGCGGATGGCCTCATAGGAGGCCACCAGCATTCTGCCCCGCTTGTGCAGCCGCACCAGATTCTCCTGAGTACGGACCGTGGTCTGGGGGATCTGGGCGCCCTCCTCCACCCGCTTGAGGCTCTTTTCCTCCTCCGTGGGAATGGAGGCGATGGAGCGGTAGTCCATACCGTCGAAATTGGTGACGGTAGCGGTGATGGCAGGCAGGATGCTCTCTTCCTCCAGGCCCTGGCGCACCACCCGGGAAACAAACTCCGGGAACAGCACGGCGGACTCGGTGGTGTGGAAGAACTTCTCCACCATATCGGAACCGGCGCCCTTGACCTTGATGTCAAAGCGCTTGAGCTGGCGCTGGAAGGCATCCATCCCCTCCAGGGGCGTACCCCGGTAGTGCTCGCTGGGATCCAGCTCCTCCAGGGTCTGGGCAAAGGTGTGGCCGCTGCGGCCGTACATGCCCTTTTCCAGTTTTACAGATTCATAGTGATAAGCCATTGTCGTCTCCTCCTTACAGTGCAAAGGTCACGGTTTCGGACGCGGTATCCACATCCACCACCAGGCAGCTGCGGCCGCCGGCATTGCTCTTCACGCCGCCGCTGGCGTCGGCGCTGAGTCCACACCAGCCCAGGGTAGGCGCGCTGCCGGTATATCCGGCGGTCACCAGGCCGCCCAGTGCCACGGTGCAGGCATCACCGCCCCGGCTCACAGAGAGCACCATGCCGCAAAAGCCCTCGCCGTCACTGCAGGCTGCCACCGTGCCGTTATCGCTGATCTTTACCATCTCACCCTCGCTGACCTCCGTGCAGGCAAAGGTGGCGGCCCACTGGCCGATTCCCTCATAGGAAAGTTTCATGATCCATCCTCCTTCTTGTTATTCAGTCGTCTTCTCAGACGAGGAATACCGTCTCATCGTCCCGCGCCGCGGCGGGGCGTTCTTTGAGCTGGGGCTCCATGGGAAAGCGCTTGTCCACCCGGGCCTGATACGTCCGGCGCAGTTCCAGCAGCTCTTCTTCCTCCAGCTTCCGGGTCATCTTTGCGAACATCGCTCCGTCCAGCCCGTCGTCGGAGAGCATGGCAAGGCGCACCACCTCCCGGCGCAGCCCGGCCAGATACCGCCGCCCCAGCTCCGCCTCCTTGCGCAGAGCTGTCAGGTGCGCGTCCTCGGGACCAAAGTGCTTCACCACACCAGCCCTCCGCTGGGCAGGTACCGCCACGAAGGACCACTCATAGGCATCCGTGGGATCCTCCAGCTGGAAGTAGCACAGCTTCCCGCCGTAGTACTGGCCCTTCACGTGCTCACAGCTGCCGCCGGAGGCGCCACAGATGGAGCATGAGCTCCGCGCCACGCTGCACCCTACGCTGACTTCCTTTTTGATGCCGCCTTCAATCTCGGCAATGAGGTCCTGATTTTTCTCGGTTCTGAGCATGTACGCCCATGCCTTGAGCCAGCAGCCGCAGTCTCCCGCCTGGGTTTTGACGGCAGGTTCCCGGATGACCTCCGTCCGGTAGATCCGGGCCGTCTGCCCCTCTGCCGACCACTGGTGATCGAAAAGGCCGCTTTTCCCCACGAACAGTTCTCCCAGCTTCTCCAGGGCCGCCTCGTCAAAGCGCTCAAAATCCCGATCCACCTCGTTGTCGCAAAGGCGCACACTGAATACATACACATCTGCCGCTGTCAGCTCCGCCTTGGCGAATTGGTTGATGCGTGCCAGCTCTTCTGCCGCCAGCTCCTGTTTTGTCTCCATTTCCATCTTGACCGCTCCTCACCTTCCTTTGAAATCTCACTGCAGCTCTGCCGCGTCGTTTTCGATCCGCAGCTTGCGGGCCTGCTCCCGGTAGAGCTCCGCCTTGGCCTCCTCCACCTCGTCCTGAAGGTTGATGTCGTCCCACACCACGGTAAAGCCGCAGCTGTACCCGTGCATCCGCAGCCACAGCCGGCAGATCCGTTCTGCCACCGGAGTCAGTGTCCGGCGGATGGCCGTGATCTCCGTGGTCAAAAGATCCGCCTGCTGGGTACTCATCCGCTCCGTGGAGCTCCAGCTCAGCCCCAGCATGAAAGGCGGGATGCCGGTCTTGGCCACGATCTGCTCCAGGATCTGCCGCACAGGCACCTCACTGTCCAGAATGGGGGTGTCTCCGCCGATGACCTTGATCTCCACATCTCCCACGGCCACAAAGTCCCGGACGCTGCCTCCCTTGGTCTCCTGCATAGCCCGGGACCACTCCCCCGCCAGCTGGCGGCTGCGCTCCTGCGCCATACCCCGGGCGTCGTCCTTGCAGGTCACGGCAAAGCGCACATTGCCGCAGCGCTCCCAGTTGACGCCGATGGTGTGATAGATCTTCATCAGCACATCGGATAAAAAGGGCAAAGACCGCAGCAGCGACACGCCGTAGGGGTTCTCCGCCTCCGGATTCAGTGGGGTGAAGAGCAGCAGATCCTGATAAGGGAGCGGTGCCATCCGCCCCTGCTCATCAGGCCCGCAGATGGTGAACACCAGGGGGTGCTCCCCCTCCCGGATCTCGATGTTATCCACCCGGCCGCACAAAAGTGCCGCGATGTCCCGGCCGCCCCGCAGGGGCACCATCTCTCCCACTGCCCGGCCGCAGGTGAGCAGAGCGTCCAGATACATGTCCAAAAACGCGTTGATACCGAACTGTCCCCGGCCAACGGGTACCGTCCGCAAGAACTCCTCCAGCTGCTTCTGGGCGCTCTTGTCCGGGCACTCCGCCCGCACTCCGCCGGTCATGCGGATGAGCTTGTAGATGGCGGCGTCCACCACCGGAACCGCCTCCCGCACGGCCCGGTAGAGGCGTACCTCCCCGCTGCGCAGGGGCGCATAGTCCCGCAGCAGGCCAAAGGGATGGCGCTCACTGTCCCGCAGCTGAACAAACGCCGGCCGCGCGGGCGGCTGCTTCTTTTGAAATCCCAACATTTCTGACTTTCCTCCATTCCCCGTCAGGGGTATATTCTCCTGCTATGCCCGGCGCTCCACGGCCACGGCGGCGAAGCCTCCTGCGCCCTCCGACGCCACGTCCATGGCAAAATAGCGCATATCGTCCATGGCATGATCGTGCTCTTTTTTGGGGGCATCCCGCCCCCTGGCCAGATCCCAGCAGTAAAGCTCCATCTCCCGCAGGCAGTCGGTACAGGTATCGCACAACACGATCCTGCCCCGCTTGAGCAGATCCGCCGTCACCCGGATGCCGTCTGAGACATCGTTGTTGGCCCGCACCACGGCAAATCCCTCCCGGCGCAGCACCTCGATGAAGCTGGCCGCCGATGGATCCACGATCACCCGGCTGATCTCCCGCTCTCCTGCCAGGCGCTGCAGTTCCCGGGCATACTCGGCATCGGTGTGCTGCTCCCCTGTTTTGCGGGAATCGTAGTAATACTCCGCCACCCGATACCACACCTCTCCCATTCGGCCCCAAAGGCCGAAGGAGGCGGGATTGGCGGTACCGTAATCGGCGGAAATCCGCCACTCGGAAAAGGGCCCTGCCGGAGGAGGCACCGCATCCCGCTGTCGGTCAAAGAAGTCGTAAACCAGCCCCTGGGCTGCCGTCCACTCTCCCAGCACAAACCGCCGGAAAAACACGCCGGAGTAGCTGTTCTGGTACCGTGCCCGGATCCGGGGCGTCAGGGCGGGATTATCCTCCATGGTAAAGTGCAGGTACAGAGCCCGCCGCTGCTTGGCTTTCAGGATCCACTCCCGGTAAAACCAGTGCTGGGGCCCCTCCGGGTTGCAGTTGAACCACAGCCGGCTTCCCGCCACAGAGCACCGGGCGCAGGCCTGTTCCACAAAGCTGCGGGGCATCAAAGCCGCCTCGTCCAGCAGCACGCCTGCCAGGGTGCTGCCCTGGATCAGGGCAGCACTGGATTCATCCCGCCCGCCGAAGAGCAAAAAGCGATTCTCCCGCCCTCCCATGCGCACCGTCAGCAAATTTTCAGATCGTTTTTCCCGACAGGAAAAACCCATTCTCCTCAGATACGGTACCAGCTCTGTCAGGAGATTCCGGCGCAGGGAGGCGATGGTCTTGCCGCAAAGGCCGAACTGCCGTCCGTCGAATCGGGTCATGGCCCACAAAAAGAAGGACACGCCCATGGAAAAGGTCTTGCCGCTTCGTACGGCTCCGTCGCAGATGATGGCCTCCCAATCCCCCCGGATCCACCAGGTCAGAACTTGCTTTTGCTTGGGTGAGAAGTTGCGTATTTCAACCGTGCTCCCAACCTCCCTCCTCACCGGCCGCTTCTGCCAGCGCCTGGTAGAGCTCCTGGGCACCGCCGCCTTTCTCTTCCAGCATCTCCCGAAGGGCATCCAGGGCCCGCAGCCGATCCACGAAGCGCACCTCCACGCCGCCTTTGTCCGTCACCTTGAACTCTGCCACGGCGGACAGATCCAGCTGTTCCAGATTCGCCTGTTTTCCCTCCAGAGCCAGTCGGACCGCGTCATTGACAGGGCCGAAGGCCAGCTGCGCCAGCTGACGCAGGACATCCTCCCGGCAAATCTGGGCTGCCGCCGTCTCCCGCATCTGATCCAGCCGCTTTTGCACCTGCCGAACCTCCAGGGTGGAAAAGCCATCCCGGCACCCGGCCGCTTGAGCCGCCCTCTGGGGGTTCATGGTCTGCAGATACGCCTGGCAAAAAGTCTGCCGGCGGCTCCGGTTCTTTTCTTCTTCCATGTATCACACCGCCTTCCCCGTTTTGCCTTCACAAAGGGCTCCGGAGGGCGGAAACTTGCACGTCCGCGTGCAACAGGAGAAAAATTTTTTTAAATATACAAAAAAATGCCGTGGGAAAAAATTCCCACGGCATTGCCTGTTTCTTTATTAAATTATATGATAGAGATAACTCAGGCCACTGCGGAGGAGGGCCGCTTCTTCAGCAGTTCCGCCGCCCGATCCACGTCCTTGAGATCATAGAGGATCATTCCCAGGACACAAGCCTGATCCTCATGTCCCTGCATATCCTCCTTGGGATGGCAGGCACGCCAGCGCAGCTGCTTATCCACATCCTCAAAGACGATCTTCCCCAAAGCCAGGCAGCCGTTATCAGACTTATCCCGGATCACCCGGATCTCATCGATTCCATCCAAATTCATGTAGTAGTAGGAATTATCCCGGGTTCGCAGAATCACCCGTTGATTGGTAATCCAATAGGACTGCCCCAGCAAGTTGCGCCTCTCCATTACGGGGGAAATGACGATCAGTGCTGCTATAATCAGCATCAGCCCCAGGAATCCGGCGCTTTTGTCTTCATAGAAGTTAAAATACCACACCAAAAGTCCACAGACGACCACACCTGTCACGATCCAGGTTCGCAGGATCCGGTTTTTGATACTGCCTTCCAGAAGAGGGAACGGCTCAGGCCGGCCCTGCCAGCGCACCTGCTCATCCTCCCGCAGATATTCACGAAGTTCCTTATCCATGGGTACTCACATCCTTTTTCAATTTCCTTCACAGGGAAGGCTCTCTGTTGGTTAGAATTATACGTCCGTCAGCCGTTCAGCCGCTGTCAAATCAATTTTTTTCTCTGCCAAATCATTGCTAAGAAGCCTCTGAGGATTTCAGAGTTTTTAACGGATTTTTAGCGAATGACATGATATAATGACATATATCTGTGCCGCAGCCCTCACGGCTGCAATCAAGAAGGGAGTCTCCTGTGAAGCGCAAAAAAAATCTTTTTTCCCAATGGTTCCTTTTTTCCTGGAAAGATCTGTTCATCTCTGCCGCCATTTTACTGTGTGCGGTCTGCTTTTGTATTTTTCTCCAGTCGGCGGACACCACCGAAGGCTTTGCCTCTCCTATTTTTGTTCTGGCAGTGCTGCTGATCTCCCGCTTTACCAGCGGTTATCTTTTCGGCTCCATTGCAGCGGTGCTGGGTGTGATCTTCGTCAACTACATCTTCACATCCCCTTACTGGGCCCTGAACTTCACCCTGTCCGGCTATCCTCTGACCTTTCTTACATTTTTGATGGTATCCATCATCACCAGCACCCTTACCAGCCAAGCCAAGCAGCAGGAGCGGCTGCGGATAGAGAACGAAAAGGAGAAGATGCGGGCCAATCTGCTGCGCTCTGTCTCCCACGATATCCGCACGCCGCTGACCTCTATCGTAGGCGCCACTTCGGCGGTTTTGGAAAATCCCGGGCTTTCCCCGGATGATCAGCGGGAGCTTCTGGAGGATGCCCGGGCAGACGCCCAATGGCTGATCCGGGTGGTGGAAAATCTTCTCTCCATTACCCGCATCGGAGATACCAGCGCCCATATCACCAAGCAGCCGGAGGCTGCTGAGGAAGTCCTGGGTGAAGCCGTGCAGAAATTCCGCAAGCGCTTTCCCCAGATCCGGGTTCAGGTTCAGGCTCCCGGGGATCTTCTGATGGTGCCTATGGATCCCATTCTGATCGAGCAGGTTCTCTCCAACCTTTTGGAAAACGCCGTGATCCACGGCAAGACCACTACGGAGATCCGGCTGAGTGTATGGCCGGACAGCGGATATGCCCGTTTTTCCGTGGAGGACAACGGACAGGGGATTCCCAAAAAGGAATTGCCCACTTTGTTTGACGGAACTCTGAAACACAACGAAACTGCTTCCGGAGATGGAAAGCGCAATATGGGGCTTGGTCTTTCCGTGTGTCTTGCCATTGTTCGGGCCCATGGCGGTATGATGGATGCTTCAAACCTGGCAAACGGCGCCGTCTTTTCATTCCGGCTGCCCCTATCTGAGGAGGAAAAAACATGAATATTCGAGAAAAGATCTTAGTGGTAGAGGATGAGAAAAGCATCTCTCATTTTATTTCCACCGTGCTCAACAACAACGGCTATGAGGCCATGCAGGCCCGCAGCGGGGCGGAAGCGATGTCCATGATCTCCTCCCACTGTCCCGATCTCATCATTCTGGATCTGGGCCTTCCTGATATGGACGGTCTGGAGATTTTGCGCCAGCTGCGGGAGTGGTCCAGCCTGCCGGTGGTGGTGGTTTCCGCCCGTTCCCATGAACGTGACAAGGTGGACGCACTGGATCTAGGGGCAGACGACTATCTCACCAAGCCGTTCGGAACGGATGAGCTGCTGGCCCGGGTCCGCACTGCCATCCGCCACACCCGCACAGCTTCCGGGAACGATGAGATCGCCCGCAACGGCACGTATACGGTGGGGGATCTCACCATTGACTATAACAAGCACCAGGTGCTCATGCGGGGAGAAAACGTCCATCTGACTCTCAGCGAATTCCGCATTGTGGCTCTTCTGGGTAAGTACGCCGGCAAGGTCCTCACCTATGACTTCATCATGAAGGAGCTTTGGGGGCCGCGGGCCAGCGGGGATAATCAGATCCTCCGGGTCAACATGGCCAATATCCGCCGTAAAATTGAGAAAAATCCCGCAGAACCCGAATATCTCTTCACAGAGGTCGGTGTGGGCTACCGGATCGCAGAAGGGGAATGATTCTCTTTCAGGCGTGCAGCAGGCTTCCTGCTGCACGCTATTTTTTTATCTTATTTTCCGGGTTTTCTTTCAAAAACGGGCATTTTTTAGAATATTTAAACAGCATTTTTATATGGCTCTTTCAATTTTAACGCGTTCTAAACGATTGTGAATATATTTTTAACGTCCGTTTCTGTAGAAATCTGATATCGTTATAGTCAGGAATCGGAGTGTCCTTTGGGTATGATAGGGGGACATTCCGACCAAAGGAAAAGGAGTGTGTTTTTATGGCAACATTCGTACTGGGCCTTGTGATCCTGTTCGTAGGCGCCGCCATCTACGGCAAGTTCTGCGAAAAGGTCTTCGGGCCGGACGACCGGGAAACTCCCGCGTACTCCAAGCAGGACGGCGTTGACTACGTCCCCATGCGGGGCTGGAAGAACGGCCTGATCAACCTGCTGAACATCGCGGGCACCGGTCCCATCATCGGGCCTATCCAGGGCATCCTCTTCGGGCCCATCGCGTTCATCACCATCCCTATTGGCAACGTCATCGGCGGTGCAATGCACGACTATTTCTCCGGCATGATCTGCCTGCGTGACGGCGGCACCCAGATGCCCGACATGATCCGCAAGTACTCCAACAAGGGTATCTACGGCGTGTATCAGGTGTTCCTGAGCGTGCTGCTGCTGCTGGTGGGCGCTGTGTTCATCTACACCCCCGGCGACATCGCCGCCACCCAGGTCTTCAACTTCAGCGGCAAGGCCACGGATCCCACCACCTGGATCATTTACGGTGTCATCTTTGTCTATTATCTGATCGCCACCGTGTTCCCCATCGATGCCATCATCGGCCGCATCTATCCCATCTTCGGCGCCATCCTCCTGTTCTCTGCCGTGGGTGTGTTCTTCGGCCTCTTTATCCATGGCTATCCTCTGCTGAACCTGTGGGACGACTGGCACGGTGTTGCGTTTGACGCTTGGGCTGTGGATGCCGCTACCGGCGAGGAAGTAGCCTTCAGCTATGGTCAGTATTTCGACGCCAACCACTTCATCCCCATCTTCTTCATCACCGTGGCCTGCGGCATCCTCTCCGGCTTCCACTCCACCCAGACCGCTAT